CGGCCATCCAGAGCGGCCAGTCGGTCGAGGTCGGTGCGGCGGGCAAGGCAGTCCCGTTCGGCACTGGCATCGTCGTCGGGGTCGCACTCACCAACGCGCTGACGAACGAAGCCTGCTTCGTCGCCATCAACCTCTAGGAAGGAGGCGAACAACATGCCAGTCGCACAGCATCCCCTCGGGCCGCCCATTGTCTCCGGTAGCGACATCACCGTGGACATGATGGTGGAGCAGCCGACGCGCGTGACGCGCTTCCTCTCCGACATCACCATGCAGGCGTTCCTGCTGGAGTACCTGTTCAACTCGGCCGGTGGCGTCACCGGCGGGGCCGTCGTCTACGACCAGCCGACGGTGAACGAACTGTACTCCGAGCGCGACGTCCAGATGGTCGAGGTCGGCGCGGAGTTCCCCGTCATCACGGCGGATCGGCGCATCCCGAAGGTCGCCCTGGTCGAGAAGTGGGGCGGCAAGATCTGGATTCCCGACGAGGCCATCGAGCGCAACCTGGCCTCCGTGTACCAGCGGGAACTCCGGAAGCTCGCGAACACCATGGTGCGCAAGCTCAATCAGCGCGCCATCCAGATCCTCGAAGCGGCCATCACGGCAGGCGGCGGGGCGCACGACATGGCCGGGCACGACTGGGACGCCGTCCTTCTGGAAGGCAACGCCCCGACGATCCCGACCCTGCGGCCGACGGCCGACTTCCTCATGGCACAGCTGGAGATGGATCAGCTGGAGCTGGGGATCACGTACGACACGCTCATCATGAACCCGGCCCAGCGCACGGCGCTCGTGATCGCGTACGGCGACAAGTACGCGGCCATGCTCGACTCCGTGAACCTGACGCCGGTCGTCTCCAACCGCGTCGTCGCGGGCACCGCCTACCTGGTCGCTCGCGGTCAGCTGGGCGAGCTTCGCGTCGAGAAGCCGATGGGCACGGAGACGTGGCGGGAGCAGAAGACGGAGCGCAACTGGACGCAGACGTCCTGGCGCGGCGTCATGTACATCGTCAACCCGTACGCCGTCATGAAGATGACGGGGCTCTAGGCCGTCATGGCACGCAGGCAGAGCAAGACACAGACCGACGACACCCAGGCCGAGGCCCGGGAGCGCGTCACCGTTCGCCATGCCGCATTCCAGTACGAGGATGCAGAGGGAATCGCTCGTCGGGTGCGGCGTGGTGCGGTGATCGAGGTCGGCGGGTACGACCTGGAGCGCGGCAAGAACGCTGGTGCGTTCGTGGAGCACTACGACAAGCCGACTCCTGATCTGATGGGGCCGGAGTACGGCGGTACGGCAACAGTGCCGCTGCCCGCTCCAGCCCTGAACGACGCCCTGGCCGACTACGGCGACGACACGCTCGCCGTCTTCGTCCAGGAGAACTCCCCAGAGGACATCGCATCGGCTGTCGTCACGGCAAGGGACGCCCAGCGCGTCCTCGTCGCCGAGAACGCGGTCACCAACAACGATCCTCGCACTTCCCTCGTGCAGTTGATGGAGGCCGTCATCGCCTCTACCGACGCCGCGCGGGCCAACAATCCCGACGAGGAGCCCGAAGACCTCTCCCAGACGCCCGATCCCGGGCCGGACGAGGAATAGGGAACCCAGCTGATGACACAGGCCTGGTATCCGTCGCTCGAAGATGTCGCTGCACTCCTACGCGCACGCACCAAGACGCGCATGGGCGGCGAGGTCGGCATGTTCACGGCGGATACCAGGCCGACGGATATTGAAGTGCGGCGACTCATGAGCTTCGCCGCCGTAGATATGGCGCCGTGCATCGGTGACCCGGACGTGCTGCCCGTGAAATACCACGAGGCGCTGTCGCTGGTAGTCGCGATGAAGACGGCCATGTTGATCGAACTCTCGTACTTCCCCGAGCAGGTGGCGCAGGATCGCAGCGCCTACGCGCAGTACGAGACCATGCACACGTTCATGAAGGAAGCCCTGTGCTCGTCCATCTCTGACGACCCGAACGTCGTCGGCACGAGCCAGGACATTCCGACGGGCAGCTTCCCCGACTACGGTTGGGTGTGGATCAACGTCGGGGACGTGGCAGGACTTGTCGGCAACGACGGCTCGATTTGGACGCTGAACGATGTCATCCGGCGTCTCGAAGGGACTGGCGGCTAGCCGTGCGTCGCTATGCCATGTACGGGCGTCGGCTAGCCGTCGGTGTACCGTCGTGACCATGCAGATCGACGTTTCTGCGATCGGCCTGGAGCGCAGCGTGCGTGCGTTCGACGGCATGGGCAGGCGTACCCGGAATCTGTACCCAGTGATGCAGTACATCGCTGAGGACTTCGAGCGCATCATGGAGGAGCAGTTCGCGACCGAGGGCGGCTCGACCGGTACAGAATGGGCGCCGCTATCGGATGAATGGTGGGAGCACAAGGTCAACGTCGGCAAGGATCACGGCACGCTCCAGTACAATCAGGAGCTAGTCGATTCTCTGACCATTCCTGGTGCGCCCGGTGCGATCCGTCGCGTCACCAACAATGAAGTGACGATGGGCACATCGGTCGAGTATGCGATCTTCCACGTCGAGGGCACCGGCCGAATGCCGCGCCGCAACTTCATGCGCCTTCCTGCCAACTCGCAGCGACACTGGATTGCGGTGCTGAACCGTTACGTCCTGACTGGGCGCCTGTACTAATGACGCCGTTCAGTGCCAAGCAGCTAGAGCGGGCGATCGTGGACACCCTCGATCTGTCCATCATGGATTACCTCAACACCTTCTTCCCCGGGACGTGTCCTCCTGGCAGCATCACGCGCCGGAACACGATCACAAACTGGGTTGAGGAACAACTACCCTGCATCGTCGTTGCCAGCATCGGCCTCGTCGGTGACGCACCGCGCAAGAGAGGAGACGCGCACAGGCCAGTTTACACGCTCCCGTTCGGCGTAGGGATCGGCACCATCGTGTCGGCTGCGACGCAGCAGGATACGCGCGACATCGCGGAGGACTACGCCGCGTGCATTCGCCATCTCATGTTGCAGAACCAGTCTCTCGGGCTCGACAAGGGCATGGTAGAGGAAATCATCTACGTCGATGAGCGGTACAACGAACTGGTTGACCCCGATCACAATCGTAGTCTGTTGGCGGGCACGGTCTTCTTTAGCGTGCTCATCAACGATCAGTTGGGCCCGAAGCCTCCGGTGCTAGAAGACCCGTGGGGCCGTGCCCTCGTCGATGTACAGATCGCAGTCCAAGCGGAGGAGTGAATGAGCGACAAGGAACAGAAGGGCTCCACCAGGTCCGGCGAGGGCGCGGAGAAGGCCAAGTCCTACTTCAACGCCACGCCGATCGCGATCGACCTTTCCGACGGGCGGATGCTCCAGCCCGACGAGACAGTCGATTCGGATGACCTCCCCATGAACCGACACAACAAGTTCTTGGTGGACGTCGGCTCGCTCCAGGAGGTCGCGGAGTGAGGCCTGGTGTCGAAGTCAACGTGGTCGATGCGGCACCGCCTCGTTCGGCGCCTGTCAGCATCGACACATGGTTCGTGATCGGGACAACCGAGAACGGCCCCGACACGCCAGTGCTGGTGCGCTCGTTCTCTGAGTACACCAGCAAGTTCGGGGGTCGCACGGGATACACGACCTCGTACGACTCGATGGAGACGTTCTTCCGGGACGGCGGCTCGCGCGTGTACTTCCAGCGCGTGTTTGGCGTCGCTCCGACCAAGGGCTTCCTCGTGCTCAAGGATACGGCCGTGGCCGATGTCCTGCGCGTCGAGGCCAAGAACGCGGGCTCGTGGTCGTCGGGCATCCGGATCGCGGTCACCATCCCGAGCGCGGGACTCTTCCAGATCGCCGTGTCGAACACGGCAGGAGTGCTGGAGACGAGCCCGGAGTTCACGGCGAAGCAGGATGCCATCGACTGGTCGAGCCTGTCGGACTACGTGAACGTCATCTCGGCCGGGCCGAGCGCGCTCGATCCAGCCCCGATCGCCGCGACCGCGCTCTCGGCTGGTACGGACGACATCGCGACCGCGACTGATCCGAACTGGGTCACCGCGCTGAACAAGCTCACCATCGAACTCGGTGCCGGACAGGTGTCGGCTCCGGGTCGCACATCGTCGGCCATCCAGAAGGCGCTGCTCCAGCACGCCTACGACATGAACAGGGTCGCGATCCTGGACTCGGCCTACGCCGCCGTCCCGAGCAAGTCCACCCTGCTCGCGCAGGCCGACGGACTCAGGGATGATCCCAACGCTCGCTACGGCGCTCTGTTCGCACCGTGGGCCGAGGTTCCCGGCATCGTGTCGGGCACCATCCGGCTCGTGCCCTACAGCGCCGTGCAGGCGGCGCTCATGGCCCGTCAGACGAACGCGAACGTGCCAGCGGCGGGCAAGAACGGCGAGTCCCGCTACGCCATCGGAGTCGTCGGCGGCTTCACCGACCCAGACCGCGAGGAACTGAACGAGGGCGGTGTGGACATCGCTCGCGAGATGTTCGGCGGCGTTCGCACCTACGGCTACCGCACGCTGGCTGATCCGGCAAAGCTCAAGGGCTGGATCGGCCTGAACAACGTGCGGCTCGTGATGGAGATCAAGGCAAAGTCCTACGCGATCGCAGAGGACTTCACCTTCCATCAGATCGACGGTGAGGGCATCGTCTTCGAGAAGTTCGCGGGCCAGCTGACCGGGATGCTCGTGCCCTACTTCGACTCCGGTGCGCTCTATGGCACCGCAGCCGACGAGGCATTCTTCGTGGACGTCGGCAACGCGGTCAACACGGCCGAGACGATCGCCAACGGCGAGATTCGCGCCGTCATCTACATCAAGACCAGTCCGTTCGCCGAGCTGGTCGCGATCGACATCGTCAAGCAGCAGATCACGGAGGCGTTGGTCTAATGCCTCGTCGAGACCAGTACCTCATCAACGTGTACGTGGACTACCCCGGGCTCGGTGACCTGGGCACCTTCGACACCCTCACGGGCGGCGAGGTGGACTCCGAGGAGTTGAAGTACCGGCCGGGAGGCATGGCCGAGGCTGTCTCGCTCGGAGGCACGAAGACCATCAACAACGTCGTCGCCGGGAAGATGTTCGAGTAC